AGATATAGACCCAAGTATTTATGGATTACATAATCATTTATATTGGAGAAGAGGTGAGAAAGATACTGAGAATACTTGGGCTATTGATACAGTATTTATTAAGGAGGATAGAGTATGATTAAAAATGGTAAACGAAAATATATAATATACACACAACATAACTGTATCTTTTGTAATAAAGCTAAAGATTTATTTAAAAAAAATAATATAGAGTTTGATGAAAGATTATTAGATACACCAGAAAAACTAAAAAGATTTAAAGCATCTGGGTATAAGACTGTACCACAGATATTCTTTTGTGTTGGAGGGTATGAACAATTAGAACAAGACTTATTTATAGAGGAGCATTTTAAAGATGACTAAAGAACATTTTATAGACAACCCTGAGTACATAGCATTAACAACTGACATTGCAGACTTGATGCTACAAAAAAGAGTAGGTTTAAATTATAAAAGATTTATAACAGAAGATGAAGAAGGGAATCAAACATACACAATTAGAGGACAAGAATTGTTTGAGGAGTATCTACAAGAAGTAGAAGCTATGTTTGCCCTTAATAGTGTGTCACCTATGGACTTAAATATAGAAGATTCAGGTCTGAGTTTTACACCAGACCCAGAGTTAGTAGAGAAAATTAAACCAGAAGCAAAGATACTACCATTTAAAGGTAAGATAGGTGCTATATCAGGAGAAAAAGAAGATGAGTAAAAAAAACAAAGACTTAAACAGGAAAGTTGAGAAACAAACTCAAGACTTTCTAGGATTTTTATGGAATAATTGGGTTCTAATAGGCATAGGTTTTATGATGTGCTTTATATGGTTCTGTGTATGTTGGACTGTGTGTTGGATATTTACAAGCTAACTGTTGACTATTAGATATTTATAATATATAATAAGGAAAGATATGATAAAAGAAACTTATGTAATAGCAATGCCTTATCCTAAACATGATAAGCTACCTGATATTTTAGAAGAAGATGATGGTACAGTAATGTATTTTAATAATAAAGCAGAAGCTAAAAGTTTTTTACAAAACTTATATGACGAAAAACAATTACATGTGAAAGCATTAATAGATGATAACATAGATATAATGAGGGTACAATGACAATAGAAACATATGAGATAGCATTAAGAGAAAAAGAAAAAGAAGTGCATATTTTAAGAGTTAGAGTAAAAGAATTAGTATCAGTTGTATCTGATTTAAAAAAAGAACTGACTGCTATGAAAGTACAAAGTGACTTTGGATATAACTTAGTTAGTGAAAATCCTGATGCAGGACATATTAAAGATGAGTAACGATAGAGAAAGAAGATTAAAAGCTACAGGAAAATGGTTTCAAGGTAGCATTAAAAGAAATTTATGGATAAACCATGTGTTTCCTATACTTTTAATTGTAAGTTTTATATTTTATTTACTTACACTATAACAAGCGAGAAAAAAATGAATTTATTAGCAGACGAAATAAAAGAATTAATTAAAGAAAGATATTATGAGTACTTAGAAGAAGGGTATGAATCTTTTGAAGCTATGGAATTAGCTAAGAGAGATATACACGAAGCAAAAGAATCTGAATTAGGTGCATATAATAAGGCATATGATAATTCTTTTGAAGTAGACTAATTAATAATAAACTATATAAGTTTTAACGAATATAGTTTATAATTAATTAATATTAATGAGGGGAAAACAATGGAGAAAACGTGGCTAGACAGAGGTAGTTGTCCTAAGTGTGGTTCAAGTGATGGTAACGTCAATCATGCAGAAGGATATAGCTTTTGTTTTTCTTGTAACACTAGATTTGGAGAGCAAATGGAACATGAAAAAGTAATACCTATACCTACTGAAAGTAATATAAAAACTGTAGGTGTAACAGGTGCATTGACTGAACGTAATGTTAGTAAGGAAACTGCACAGAAATATCATACACAAGTTAAGGTGAATGGTAACATGAATACACATCACATATACAAATACTTTGATAGTGGTGGAAACAATATTGGTAATAAGATTAGAGATGTAGCTACAAAGAATATGTGGGTAGAAGGTAATGTAACTAATGCAGTATTGTTTGGACAAGATTTATTTACAGGTGGTGGTAAGTATATTACTATTACTGAAGGTGAAGTAGATGCTATGTCTGCCTACGAATTATTAGGTAGCAAGTGGGCATGTGTTTCTATTAAAACAGGTGCAGGGTCTGCTGTGCGTGATTGTAGAAAAGCATTTGAATACTTAGATAGTTTTCAAAATATAGTTATATCATTTGATATGGACAAGCAAGGTAGAGAAGCTAGTGAGAAAGTAGCACAGCTCTTTAGTCCTAACAAATGTAAGATAATGAACATGGAATTTAAAGATGCTAATGAGTATCTGAAGATGGGTAAACGTGAGAAGTTTTCACAAGCATGGTGGAACGCAGAACCTTTTACTCCTGCAGGAATTACAAACCTTAGAGACTTAGGTGATTCATTATACACAGAAGAGTATTGTGAAACAGTACCATATCCTTGGAGTAAGATGAATGAAAAGACTTATGGTATGAGAACAGGTGAGTTGATTACATTTACATCTGGTGCAGGTATGGGTAAGTCTTCTATTATGAGAGAGCTTATGCATCACCTACTCAAGAATACAAAACATAACATAGGTATCCTTGCATTAGAAGAGAGTATTAAAAATACTGCATTTAATATTATGTCAGTAGAAGCCAATGCTAGATTGTATATCAAAGAGATTAGAGATAAATTTAGTAGAGAACAATTACAAGAGTATCAAAAGAATACAGTTGGGTCTGGTAGGTTCTTTGCCTTTGACCACTTTGGTTCTATTGATAATGACGAGATACTATCACGAGTAAGATACATGGCACAAGCATTAGAATGTAAGTGGGTATTTGTTGACCACTTATCTATACTTGTATCAGGTCAAGAAGATGGTGATGAAAGAAAGTCTATTGATGTATTGATGACTAAGATGCGTTCTCTTGTAGAACAAACAGGTATTGGTATGTTATTAGTATCACATCTACGTAGACCTGCAGGTGATGCAGGGCATGAGAATGGTAAGGAGATTACTCTATCACATCTTAGAGGTTCAGCATCTATTGCTCACTTGAGTGATGGTGTTATTGGATTAGAAAGAAACCAACAAGATGATGACGAAGTTAAATCTAATACAACTACGATTCGTATTCTAAAGAATAGGTATACAGGTGATACAGGAGTAGCTACACATTTACATTATAATAAAGAGACAGGTCGTATGAAAGAGATTGACAATCCCTACGAAGTAGATTATAATGCAGAGAATAATGAGGAGGTACCTTTCTAATGAAGTGTTGGCATTGTGATACAGAATTAACATGGGGAGGAGACCATGATACTGAAGATGAAGAAGGCTATAGTATGGTGACAAATTTAACTTGTCCTAACTGTGGTGCTTTTCATTTAGTATATTTACCCAAAGAAGAAAAAGAGAATGATAAACAAAGGGAGATAGACTTTGAAAGTAGTGCTTGATATAGAGACAGACCAGATAAATGCTACAGTAGTAAACTGTATTGTTGCTAAAGATATTGAGACAAATGTGTCTACAGTATTTGACCCAAGTAATATGCATGTATTTAAGAATTGGTCTAAAGATATTGACCAATACATTATGCACAATGGTTTATCTTTTGATGCACCTGTATTAAATAGATTACTAGGTACAAATATTAAACCCTCACAGGTATTAGATACATTAATACTATCACAGTTGTTTAATCCATTACGTGATGGTGGTCATGGACTACGTGCTTGGGGTGATAGATTTAATTTTCCTAAAGGTGATATAGAATCCTTTGGAAGATATACAGAAGAACTAAAAAAATATTGTATGCAAGATGTAGATATAACACATAAGTTATACGAATATTTAAAGAAAGAAGGCAAAGGTTTTTCTAGGTCTTCTATTGATTTAGAACATCAGATCAGAGTTATTATTGACCAACAAGAAAAGAATGGCTTTGCATTAGATATAGAAAAAGCTATGCTATTACTTGGTCAACTATCAGACGAAGCTCAAGAGTTAG